ATTGCCCGATTCATCAGACATTTCTAGTCTAGCATATTTGTTTCCTCTAGCGCTAGTTCTAGAGATGACATCGCTCACAGTTCCGACAAATTTAATTTTTTCATTGTTTCCAAGCTCAGAAATTCCACTAGAAGAAATCAATGTTTCTCCAGAGTTTTCAGTGAAAACTTCTCTAATGTTTGTAGAGTGACTGTAGCCCAGCAACTTAGTTTCAAAATACCAATTAGCGAATTTTAAGTGCTTGTGATTTTTTTCATAAATTACTTTGTATGGTTCGTATTTTGATTTAAAAGTGACAAATCTTTTTTCAGAAAAGATTAATTTATTATTGTCATCTACAAGTGATTGAGTTGTGCATTCGTGAATGCACTTCAAAACATCATAGTTAAAGCGCTCTCCAAGAGCTATCACGCTACGCTTCTCCTTGTCGGTGAGTAGGTTGAACGCCTGTGCCTCTAGGACAAGCCTACAGCGATCTTTATTCAAGAAGTGATCAAGCACCCCAGCTTGAATCAAAGCGGATAAGACGCCAATATTAAGCCCCGCTTGCTTGGCAGCTAAAAAGACCTCGTACTTGTTCTTGAACTGCCCTTCGCGAAACTCAATCAAACTCTCTAACGATTTAGTAGACACTCCTTTGATAGAGTTTAATCCGTAACGAATATCCTTACCTTGAATTGTAAAATCAATTTCAGACTGAGCCAAATCTGGAGCTAAAAGCTTGATGTCGAATAATGGAAGCTCTTGTGTGATTTTCGAGATTTCTTCATGAGGATTAGGTTCAAATTGAGCATACTTTAAAAGACTCAAATAAAACTGTTGTGGATAATTGAATTTTAAATAGATTGTAATGGCTGCAAGATTTGCATAACTGAGTGAGTGACTCTTATTAAAAGAGTAGTTTGCAGAGTCTTCAGCCACCTTCCACAAAGTGTCACCAACGCTTGGATCAAGATCATGCTCTACAATTTTAGCAGCGATCTTATCTTTCCAAGTTGCCATTTGATCAACTTTCTTTTTGCCAACAATTCTTCTAAGTTGTTCAGCTTCGTCTAGGCTGAATCCAATTTTAGTTGCCATTTTCATCAACTGTTCTTGATACAAAGGAATCCCTCCAGTGTAACTGAGCACATCATCAAAAAATGGATGAATAGATTGAAACTGTCCAGTGCGAGAGTAATCTGCATAACGATCAACAAAGTCTAAAGCTCCAGGTCGAGCCAAGGCTACCACCGCAGAGAGTTCTTGCAGATTTTTCGGAGCTACTTTTTGAGCTACTCTAAAATTAGTATCAGCTTCAATTTGAAACAATCCCTTGGGACTTTTCAAGATTTGCATTGCTGCATAAATGCTAGGATCTTCAACATTAATGTCGTCCACGTTAATTCCAATCATAGAACAAACATCATGAATCACCGACAGAGTTCTGAGTCCTAAGATGTCGAATTTGACAGTTAATGCTGAGACGCTGTTCATGTCGTATCCAGATACAATGGCATCTTCGCCAGTCTTTTGGATTGGCATAATATCTGGAAGATTATAAAAACTAATCGCAATCCCTGAAGGATGAACTCCAGTATTTTTATTTAAGCCTTCTAGTTTATTAGCAATGGTATATACTTTTTTGTGTGATAATGCAAAAGCTTTAAAAACTTCGCTCTCTTCAAAAGCATCTTTTAGCTTGAGAACTTTGCCGAATTTTTTAGGAATAGAATCGCTAATAATGTTCACCTCTGTTTCAGACATCTCAGCAACAATTTTCCCGCACTCTTTAACACAGAGCTTGCCGCTCAAAGTGTTCATCGTGAGAATTTTAGAAGTTTTTCCTTTATATTTATTATTAATATATTCTATCACTTCATTTCTGCGCTCATAGCTAATGTCATTATCAATGTCTGCGAGAAGAGATCCGTCGAGATAAATCTCCCCTTCGCTTTCAATGATTTTAGCTCTGCTTTTAGAAACAAATCGCTCAAAAAAGAGATCGTATTTGATTGGATCAATGTTTGTAACTGAGATGCAATATAAGACTAAACTGCCAGGAGCACTTCCGCGCCCCGCACCCACTGGGATTTTATTCTCATGACAATAGTTGATAACATCCCAATTTAAAAGAATATAATCAATAAATCCTAATTCGTTTAGGATTGACAGTTCCATGGTTAATCTTTCATAGTAAACTTGCTTGTTTGGAAGCTCGTCAATTTTTCTTTTCTTAACGCCTTCAAAGCACAACTTGCGCAAAAAGTTAAAATTAGAAATGCTTGATTGGCATCCAAGAAGATCGTAGTATTTTTGATCTACACGAATTTCTGGAAGTTTAACTCCCGCTGGAAATGGACTTTTGTAAGGAGAAAAACTAGTAATCATATTTCAATGTCGTAAATTTGTTTGAGGAAAATATCAAAGTTCATTTCAATATCGTACAAGGCATCGTGCAACTTGCCCTGATCAAATGGAATACCATAATGCTTGAGCAAGGTCAACTGGGATGTTTTAAGACCCTTCTCTTTAACATGAAGAAGCTTGTACTGCCAACTAGTAAAGTTATTCTTGTCGGGCCAAATGTTTTTAAAGATTGCAGCAGCAATTGATTTAGTGTCAATGATTCGATCAATGAAAGAGTAGTCGGATTTTAATCCCATTTCTTTTCTCCAAATATTAATCATATAAACATCAAAGCCTAGAAGATTCTGCCCGATTATTTTATACTCTGGATTGTAAAGATAAGGTTTTAACTTATTAAAAACTTCCATGGGATCTTCGGCGAGCCTTTCGTATTTCTCCATGGAGAATCCAGTCACTTTAGCAGCACCTTCGGAGACTGTTAGATTTGGCCACTTGATAAAGTGGCTGTGCTTGGATTTGATTTGTTTGCCTTCTGCAACAATCCAAGCAACTTGCCATGGTCTAGACTTTACTAGATTAAGCCCCTCTGTCTCAGTGTCGAGCACTATGTATTTCTGAGAATTATTAAAGCGAAGTAGATTATCGTTCATTAGTTTGTTCTAGATAAGATTCCCAGCAAAATTCATCACTTCCAAAGTGATTGAGATTAGGAGAGGATAGTGTAGCTTGACGACCAAAGGTTCGATTGCAAATAATTTTATAAGTTTGAAAAGCTTCTACATCACACTTATCTTTATAATAAATAGATTTAGTTTTTTGCACTTCAAACTTTTTCCCGTTTTCAGTAAATTTCAAAACTTCTCTTTCCAAAGCCTCATCGAATGGAAGATTATTAGACTCTATAAAAAAGACTGGATTGATATCTCCAAACTCTTGAATGCAGCTTTGAAAGTAAAAATTATTCTGATGAATGAATGAATCATAGAATGGAACAGCTAACTTTAAGTTGTCTGTCCATGCTAATTGTAGTTGTTCATGAGTGATTCTACCATTGAAATCAACATAAATTTTAGAGTAAAGACTATACAAATCTTTGCATCCTTGATCATTTTTAGCAAAAACAATTAGTTTGTGAGTTGATGCTGCATTATCAAGCTGATCACAGCATGTGATTCTCAATCCAAAAATCAATTGAATGCCAAGAGCTTGACTGATTCTAAATGAGTCGAAAAATCCAACCATGGAATCTTCCACAAGAGTAACTGTTTTTAAATCATTCTCAACAGCAATGGAGAAAATGCTATCTGGTCCGTTCTCATGACAATTATTAGGATCATTTAGAGTTAGGATACTGCGTCCAATAGAACAGCTTGATTTGAAGAGAGCGAGCATCTTCTATGATACTGAACCTTGAGAACAAGTCAAGAGCGTTTTGTGTAGCGAGGACAACCCGCATAGTATCTCTTCTCGAAAGAATGGTCGCTCTCCACTAGAGATTCATCAAAGTCTTTTTCAAAAAATGATTTAGTAACTTTTCCATCTTTTAAAATGACATAATAATCAAAGTCAAACTTCATAGAACAAGCCCACTTGGGTTTTCCATCTTTTTTTAGTTCTCCTTTGTATTTGGCAAATCCACATTGCAGTGGACCGCTAAAAGACTTGTCTGTTGGAAATGGAGCGTCTCCTGCAAAATTAGATTTAGCATCAATTTCGGAGAGTTCATCTATGTATTTTTGAATTGAAGTTAATTGATGCTCGAATCCATCCAAATCATCTTCATTGATTCTTTCCATTACTACCGCACCATCAGATTTTTGAAGAAGCTTTTGATCTAGTTCAAACTTCAAAAAAAGAAATTCGCTAACTCTTTTTTTGAATTCTGGAAACATGTGGCGAACTGCAAGATTGTACATGTAATCCTGCAAGTTATCAGAGATTTCTTTTCCCTTAAACTTTTCTTTGCTAGTTTTAAAGTCTCGAATAATTGCTAAATTTTCGTCTTTGTATAAAAATAATTTATCAATAAATCCTTTGATCTTGTAAGAGATTCCAACTTTTTCATCTTGACGAACAATTTCAAAGTCTTTCTCTGAAAAAGATTCTGAAATCAATCCATTAGCTCTGCCGTAGAAATCATACTTGAGTCCATTCAGAATCATGATTCTGATAGACTCCAAGTTTTCCTCGTCAGCAACTTCTAATTTTAAAGCATGTTTTAATACTAATCGTTTAACTGCGCTATGAGAAAAAGGATCATTATTATCTATAATATATTGATGAATTGATTCTCTTCTTGGTTTGCCTAGAAGCTCAAAAACGAAGTGGCACACAGTACCGCGTTTCGCGCCATCATTAGATGGATCTGGAAGATTTAATTTATACTTGCACCAATACAACCAGCTGCAACTTTGAAGAGTTTTGATTCTGCTTGCGGATAATGTAGTTTTAGGTTCAGTCATAATGGTTCAAAATTTTCATCAAAGACTCTACATCTTTTTGTTTAAAGATTGTTTTATGATTGTGAACGTAGTATTTTAAATTCTCAATATACTTTTTACGATCTATTTCTTGATTGAGCCAAGACTGCAAATTATACTTGTCTTGATGAGCATCTGAAAAATCATTGTATGATTGTGGAGGAAGGCGAATTTCAATCTGATCAAAGTTAAAGTACTTGATCAAGGAGAGTAGAATCTTAATAGCTCCATTGTATCCATGATTGATGGATGATTCAAAGTCGTTGTTTGTTGATATAATTATTTTCTTTAGTTGGAAAGAATTTAAATAACTAATAATTGCGGGACTCACTCCTAGTCCAAAAGTTACAATGTTGTTGGGAATGTTGTTTTCATAAAGAGCCATGCTGTCTCCAATGCTCTCTACTAATATCACTTCTTCTTTTTCTTTTATCCAAGAATCTACTGTTTTGACTGCGGGAATGTGTGCTGGATAAATCCAGTTTTTTCTTTGTCCCAAGTGCTTCCATTTTGGAATCTTTTCAAAGTTATCAATTTTTCTACCACTGAATCCAATGATTTGAGAGTTCTCGTTATAAATTGGAAACACCATGCGGCGATACATTTTGCCCTCGCCAGCAAATCCAGTTTTATAAAATTTAAGAGTTGATTCTTTATAGTTCTTCTTGGTATAAAAAGAGTAATTAGGAAATAGCTTCTCTAATATTGAGTCTGGGTAGATTCGTTCCATTTCGATTAATTGTTTAGGCTCATAAAAAAAGTCTTCTGATTTATTTAAAGAATCAAGAATCTTGTTAAGTTTTTTCTTGTCTCCAGAGACTGTTAATTGTAGCAGTTTTTCTAGTGGAAAAGATTGAGAACCAGATACAAAATCTGTCCACACTCCAGTGTTTTTATAGATTCTAATAGAAGTGGAATTGTCTCCACCTCTATAAAGAGCGCTGGTTCTCCAGTGATTTCCAAAATCCATTAGCTTGTAGCCAACAGATTCTAGAGTACTTTTGATCTGATTGGGATCAACGGAAACTTGGCAAGTCGTCATCTTCATCGGTTTCTAGTTCTCCATTTGTATCCATTGAGTTAGCGATGTCACGAAGATCACCCCGTTCGCTAATGGAGAAGTTTTTAAAATCTAAATTGATGAAGTTCTTTCTAAGAGTATCTCCAATTCTAATAGGCTCAACTGCTCCAGCAATATCTTGACCAAGATGTCGAGCTTTCACATTGATGAGTTTATGAGTTCCAAAGTTGCGACCTTCGGACTCAATTTCATCAGCAGTTTTGTTTCTAAGAATAAACATGTGAGAGCAGAACTGAGTAATTCGATCAGAAAGAGAAACTACACTTTCGTCATCAATAACATTTGACGAGTTTCTGTTGTTTGTAATTCCACTTCGGTTAGACTGAACTGATGTAATCATTGGAATGATAGGATTTCCATCATGCAAGATTTCTTTCTGGACGCACTTTTTAAACTTGTCTACCATCTCACCAACAACTTGCCACTCATTCTTTCCACCCCCAGATTCAGAAGTGGTTTTGATGTAGTCGAATGAAAAAATCATTCGATTGCCACGACCAACTTTTCCATAATAAAAACGCTTGAGAGTTTTAATCATAGAGTCAACATCCATGCCGCCAACATTGTAGTAATAGAATTGGAGATTTTTAATTTGACTCCACACTGATCTAATTTTGTCAACTACATCTTGTCCAGCTTTACGCCAGTTTCCAGTTTCAATCAAATGCATGGGAACTCCAGAGAGTGCAGCACATTGTCGCATGATGAGTTCTTCTTTACTCATTTCTCCATTGTCGAAATGTAATACTGGGATGCCATACTTGACGGCAACCTTGGTGCTGTAATCCATGCAAAATTGAGTTTTACCAACACCACTTCTAGCAACGATCACAGTGATATTCCCAGGGCGAAGAAGAGATCCATAGATTTGATTTACTTTTTTATGCGGACCCATCATGCCGAATTCGACAACTGGATTGTTTCCTCTCTCCTCAACGAGAGCTTCCATCTCTTCGTAAATATTTTCTGGAGTATCGTTTCCTAATTCATACAAATTAATGCGAGAATTATAAATTTGATCTGCTTGGGAAATGATGTCTGTGTAAGTAGAATCAGGACTTATGCCCTTCATTTTCTTAGCGACCTCGCGAGCAGACTCGTAGATTTCTCTACGCACTGTGTATTTTTTTAACTCCTTAGCTGTTTTAATCAGGTTTCCCTTGGGAACTTTTCTCATTCCTAAAGACCGAATATAATCAGATGGATTAACATTATCCTCAAAAGATAATCCTAGAGAATTTACTCTTTGAGCAATGATAACCTCATCCACCCCTTCGCTCTTATCAATAGCTTGCTTGATAATTGAAAAGATTGAAGAGTGTAAATTGGTATTGTCAGAGTAAAAATCTCTAGAGTTAATAAAATTAGAAATCTCACAATAATCATCTGGCTCTTTGATTAAAGCTGCAAGCAACTGTTTTTCTAATTCATAATCGTAGATCATATATGTGTATAAGCGAGACTAGTAGTTTTGTCAATGGCGGATTTATAGTTCAACTCCAAAATTCAAGAATAGCTCCCGATTGAGAACGTCTTTGGGATAAATTTCTATTAAAACTATTTCGTTGACTTCGCAAAACTTTAACTTTTTGTCATCTCTTTTTAATTGTTTTAAGTATTGCAGTTTATTCCTGTGAAAGAATTTAACATATTGAGTGTGCTGTAAACCTTGCACTTCAACAGCAACTTTTTTATTATAGTTGTAAAAGTCTAAAGACAAAGCTGTTCCAACAACGCGCATCTCTTCAAAAACTTTATCACCCTCCCAATAAGATTTTAAAAAGTTTTTAACAGTTGTTTGGAATTTGCTGCGACTATCAACTTCCCAATTAATAGCATATTTCTTAGAATTTTTTAAAAACGATGGATTACCATTGATATTTTTAAACTTCATTATTAATGAGTTTCTTAAAATATCCAATCAGGAAAGTTGCTAATTTAGCGTCATTCTCAATAAACAAGAATAAATTCTCAGCACCTTGAATTTTTTCAGGAATAATGATAGCAGTTTCTTCAAGGACTAATTGCCGAAACTCGTCTGAGATATTAATCCAAGCTCCTTTGCGAGAGATAAACTCCCATGCATAAAGCATATCAACAATTTCTTTCTCAATCCAAATTGAATTACCATTTGTTCTTCCATATTTAATAGGATATGGAATGGTTAAATTTGTCTTTTCATTAGGAGACTTTTTAACTGTAGCTTTTGCAAAGTGACCAATGATTGGATTATTGATCAAATCAATTTTATTATCATTAGGATTTTTGAGAATAAGATCTCCCTTGAATCTTGGTTCAAACTCAAGAATCCAGTTGGCAAAGTGAAGCAGAGCATTACCGCCAGTAGCAGAAGTTTGGCGTACTGGAGCTTTAGAGTATGGATCAAGTTTAATATCTGCTCGAACTTGACTGATAAAAATTGCTAAGTGGCCCCTCTTGCATAGAGAGATTGACATTCGCTTCATAAAGTTACCAGCAATCACGGCTCCACCAGCAACCTTATTACTATCCTCAAATCCCTTGTCTAAGTCTCCTTTAGAAATGAGTCCATCAACAGAATCTAAAAGAAAAAAGTAGAATTTATTTTCGATTCTGTTGATGG